ATGATGGAAGTATCCGTAACACGCAAGCAGATGGCGTTCATCCGCTCGACGGCGTTTGAAACGTTATTCGGCGGTGCTGCCGGCGGCGGAAAAAGCTATGCCCAGCTCATTGATGCGCTGGTGTTTGCGCTGACCTATCCGCGCTCGCGGCAGCTGATGCTGCGCCGCACCTTTCCGGAGCTGCGCCGCTCCTTGATTCAGGTTTCGCTGGATTTGTATCCGGCAGACTGCGGCGTTTACAAGGAAAGTGTGCACCGCTGGATTTTCGCCAACGAGTCCATTTTGGAATTCGGATTTTGTGACAGTGAAAACGATGTCACCAAATACCAATCGGCAGAATATGACGTCATACGCTTTGATGAACTGACGCATTTCACCGAATTTCAATTCACCTATCTGCTCTCCCGCATCCGCGGCGTCAACGGTTATCCCAAGCAGGTCAAGTCCTCCACCAACCCGGGCGGCATCGGTCACCAATGGGTCAAAGAGCGCTACATCGATCGGCTGGTTCCCGGAGAGGAATCCGAAGGCCGGCTGTTTCTGCCGGCGCGGGTGACGGACAATACCTTCCTGATGCAGAGCGATCCGGCGTACCTGCACCGGTTGCAGATGCTGGATGAGAAGAGCCGGCGCGCGCTGCTGAACGGAGAGTGGGATTTGTTTGAGGGACAGTACTTTCCCGAATTTTCCCGTTCGCTGCATGTGCAGGAGATTGCGGACATTCCCGTCGGCTGGAAGCGCTATCTCACGATTGACTACGGCTTGGATATGCTCGCCGCGCTCTGGATTGCGCTGGATGAAACCGGCACCGCGTGGGTATATCGCGAGGTGTACGAATCCGGTCTGGTCATCTCCGAGGCGGCGCAGCGCATTCGGGAAGCCGAAGCGTCCAATGAGGTCATTGACCAGCGATTGGCACCGCCGGATTTATTTGCACGGCGGCAGGAAACCGGACGGTCGGCGGTGGAGATTTTTGCCGAGCACGGTTTGTACTTCGACAAGGCGGCAGGCGACCGCGTACAGGGCTGGTATGCCCTCAAGGAATACCTGCATCCGGTGCGCGGCATCCAAGGGGAACAGACGGCACGGCTCAAGATCAGCCCGCGCTGCCGCAATCTGATCCGCACGCTGCCCGCGCTCCAGTACGATCCCAATCGTCCGAATGACGCGGCGGTACAGCCGCATGAGCTGACCCATGCGCCGGATGCGCTGCGGTACTTCACCGCGACGGTTCGTGCCGACGGCACAGCGGCGGAGGAGAGCATGGCGGAGCGGGAGATGGACGCCTTTTTGTCCTACGGCGTGTGAACAGCAACACGAAAGGAGTTTTGGACAGATGGAAATAATCATGTGCTGCCTCGGCTGCATCGCGTGCTTTTGGTGCGGTGTCTGGGCAGCGGGCGGTGTGCGGCTTCCCAGACGGCACAAAACGGAATGCCGCGTGACGCCGAAGACGGAAGAGGATGCGCTGAGCCGCGACATTGCGGCGATGCTGGCGTACACGATTCCGAGAAGGGAGCGAGAGGATGAAGCGAACTGAGCCGACACCGGATTCGGTCTGGAAGGAATACCGGCGCGGTGTGGATTACAACAACCGGCTCGGTCTGTACGAGCAGGTGCGGACCAATGAGAACTTTTTCCACGGAAAACAGTGGGAAGGACTGTCGGTTTCCAGCTTGGATCCGCTGATTTTCAATGTGCTGCGCCGCGTGGTCAATCTGTTCATCTCGATGATTGTATCGGATGACATTGCGGTGACGGCGGAGCCGTTTCGCGGCGACGAGAAGGAGATCAGCCAGATGGCACTCGACAAGGCGATTGCGAGTGTGATTGAGCGCACCGGCATGAAGGCGAAAAACCGTTACCTGCTGCGCAATGCGTGTGTGGACGGCGACAGCTGCTTTTACCTGCGCTTCGACCCCGACTGTGAGAGCGGACAGAATGTGGAGGGCGACATTTGCATCGACCTGATTGAAAACACCGATATCTTTTTCGGCAATCCGGCGGTGGACGATGTGCAGCGCCAGCCGTATCTGATTTTGTCGATGCGGCGTTCGGTCGATGCGGTGCGTCAGGAGGCGATCCGGCGCGGGATGCGCGAGAGCGAGGCGGAAACCATCGTGCCGGACAGCGGCGAGGAGCCGCGCTTTTCCGACATTCAGCCGGAAGAGGACAACATGGTGACCGTACTGCTGCGCATGGAGCGGGTCGAGGGCGGCATTGCGTTTCTCAAGACCACCCAGACGCAGGTGATCATGCCCGAAACCGTGGTGCCGTACCGGCGCTATCCGGTGTCGTATCTGAGCTGGGAGCGCGTCAAGAACTGCTGCCACGGCTCGTCACCGCTCACCGAGGCGATTCCCAACCAGATTGCCATCAACAAGCTGTACTCGATGTATGTTCAGTGCATCAAGCACATCGCGTTTCCGAAAATTATCTACGACATGACGCGGTTCCCCAACGGCTACACGGCGGATGTCGGCAAGGCAATCGGGATGCGCGGCAACCCGTCGGAGGCGATCATCACGGCGTTTCAGGCGCCGGATGTGTCCGCGCAGGTCATGGCGCTCATTCAGCAGATGATTGAGGACACGATGGAGCTGATGGGCGCTTCGGATGCGGCGCTCGGCAACGTCAAGCCGGAGAACACCTCCGCGATTGTCACGGTACAGCAGGCGACGATTGCGCCGCTGGAGCTGGTCAAGATGGAGTTTTTCCGCTTTGTCGAGGACACCGTGCGCAGCTGTGTCGATCTGATGCGCGTGCACTACGGCTCCCGCGTGGTCCGCATCACGGAGGAGGACGGCACGGAGCGCGACATTCGCTTTGATTTCCGCACGCTGGACGAACTGGCGCTCGAGCTGAATGTCGAGGTCGGTTCGGCGGCATACTGGGCGGAAACCATGCAGACGACAACCAACGACAATCTCCTGGAGCGCGGTATTATCACCGATCCGGTGCTGTACGTGGAGAACATTCCGGACAGCCAGATACGCGGAAAGGCGCGCCTGCTGCGGGCGCTGCGCCGCCAGAAGGAGATGGGAGAGCAAGCAGCCACAACCAACGAAGGAGGAAAAGGAAATGCAGAATAATCGACCAGACACCGCGCTGCCGACGGAAAACACGATGCCGGCGGACAGCGAGCAGCCGCTCTACACCGTCAATGTGGACGGACAGCCGCTGGAGCTGACCCTCGAGCAGCTGGTCGCGGCGGCGGAGCAGGGACTTTCGCGGGCGAACGAATCGGCTCTGCAGGACGGCAGAGCGGGAGGGGCGAACGGCACGCCGTACGACCGCTTTCTGCAGGCGTATCCGGAGGTGCGTCCGACCGACATTCCGGATTCGGTCTGGGAACAGGCAAACCGCACCGGTGACCTGCTGGAGGCATACCGCATCTTTGAAATTGCGCAGCTTCGTCAGGAGCTGGAGGACTGCCGCCTTAACCGGCAAAATCGTGAGCGCGATGTCGGCAGCGCGCGCTCGGACGGCGAGAGCCGCATCACCGACCCCATCATTCTCGCGTTGATGGGAAAAGGCTAAGCAAGGAGGAAAAAGAACATGGCAGTAAATTTAGCAACCAAATATTCCAGTCAGATCGCGGAGGTATTCACCGCCGGCTCGTTCGTCAAGGGCAAGACCTCCACCTCGTTTGACCTCACCGGCGTCAAGACGCTCAAGGTCTACACCCCGATTACCGTTCCCGAGGTGGATTACACCCGCGAGGGCATGGGACGCTACGGCACGGTGACCGAAATGCAGGACGTCGTGCAGGAGCTCAAGATGACGCAGGACAAAGCGTTCACTCTGACTATCATCTTTATATTACCAACAATAAAACCTTAAAATCTCCAAATGATATTCAAGCTTTTTCCGTCGATGTAAATTGTGTCGATTAAGCCCTCGATAACAGAGCGAATGGCATTAAAATCCCCGGTTTCTAAAATACTTTCAAAGGATTCAATTAATTCATAAGCAGCAGAAGAACGGGATTCCTGTTGGATGGTTCGTTGAAGTTCTGCTGACAAATGTTCTTTTCGCGTGTTTAAAGCACGCTTTTTTTGTTCCAGTTCTTCCTCTGAGAACAGACCTGTCACATATAAATTCAACAGGCGGGAAGATTGGGTATTAATGCTTTTCAATTCTTTTTGGAGCGCAGCAATGCGCCCAGTTAAGCTTTCTGTTGGATTCTCCTTTCTTTTCAGCAATCCGGAGCGCATTCGGCGAATCTCATCAAAGACCGCATCGTTAAGATCATCTTCTCTCCAGGAATCATTATCACAGTGATCGCGTGTTGCAGAACCACGTACCTGCTGGCTGCGGCTATAACAATTGAAATAAATCCGCTTGGTAACTTTTCCTTTGTATTTGCTGTCAACACGTTTCGCGCCATAGCGAGCACCACAGCGGGCACAGATAAGCAAGCCGGAGAGATAATGCGTGTAACGTCCGCGGCGGATCGGCGTGCAGCGGGAAGAATTCTGCTGCATGATTTCCTGAGCACGGCGAAAAATATCTTTCGAAACAATGGGATCATGATTGCCCGGCAGCCATTCTTTATGCCATTGAATTTCTCCAATATTTACGCGGCTCTTTAATACGCGAGATAACGTAGAAGCTGTCCAAGGACCATTGCGCTGCACATATCCTTTTTCGGCAAAGATTTTTTCAATGGTACGTAATGGTGCACCACGAAGAAGCAGGTCATAAGCTTCTTGAATTTGTTTGGCTTCCGGCAAATAGATCTGTAATTCTCCATTGATATAATCATAACCACGCGGTATTTTGGCACTGCCCATCCAAGCACCGGTTTTTGCTCGTGCATTTTTACCCAGCTGCATTCGTTCCCGGATTTGTTCGCGTTCGAACTGAGCAAACATAGATAAAATAGAAATCATCATTTTTCCGGCGGGAGTTGCAGTATCGAATGATTCGGTCATGGAGATAAATTCAACCCCATGCGGTGTGAACAGTTTGTCAATCAGATAGAGTGTATCAAACTGATTGCGTGACAAGCGATCCAGCTTATATACAGCAACTTTGTTGAGATGTCCCATCTGAATATCCTGAATCATCTCTTGCAAAGCAGGGCGCTCAGTATTGGATCCAGACCATCCGGCATCGGTATATACCTTGTAAACATGCCAATCCATAGCATCGGCATATTTTTGCAGCCGTTCGGTTTGTTCACCGACAGAAAACCCTTCTTCTGCTTGCTCCTGCGTGGAAACGCGGACATATAAACCGACATGGATGGGCTTTGACATTGTATTCACCTCCTATGTTTTAAAATTGGAAACAGAGCAAAAACTACTATGGAAAAAAGAGAATGATTGACTTACGATTGGAAAACTGGTATGATTTTACCATTGAAAAACAAAATTAGCTTTGGTTGATTGGAATAGTTGAGGAAAATGCCATGGAATATGAAGCACTCGATTTGGTACAGTCCAAAAACGGGAAAGTCATTCCCAGTGGGAAGACATCGAACAGAAGATGTTCGACCGGGCACACTGAAATCAATTAAACGAGATGCTGGGCTGGAATAAGCCCACATCTCTCACGGTTGGAAGGAGCTAATGAAATGGAAAACTATGTTTATCCAGCGATCTTTACAGAAGAGGCGGGAGGTTTCTCGATTCGCTTCCCAGACTTTGAAAGCTGCTATACGGACGCAGCCGATGAAGTAGAAGGTCTTGCAATGGCAAAAGATGTATTGTGTTTGACATTGTATGACATGGAGAAGACAGGAAAAGAAATTCCAAAACCATCTAATGTGAAAGAGGTACTTCATGAATCCAATGAATTTGTCACACTAATTTCCTGTGATACCGAATGGTATCGCCGATATTATGACAGCAAATCGGTAAAAAAGACCTTGTCGATTCCGGCATGGCTGAACGATTTGGCAGAACAGAATGCAATTAATTTTTCCCAAGTTCTGCAGGAATCGTTAAAAGAAAAGCTTCACGTTCAATAAACAGGAAATCATTTTCTTCCCGCTTTGGTACTCCAACACCAAGGCGGGATTTTTATTGAAATTTGTAGAATGTTTGGTATAATGATTTTGTTACCGCTCCGATCTGGCGCAATCATGTGACAGAGAGGAGGTGTACATAGTTATGTGCAACGTTTTCGCTTCGTTCTTTCTTTCCGTTGCGGCGGGTGTAGTCGCCTCCTACATCTACAAGTGGTTGAACCGAAAGAAGTAAAACAACGGTAACCAGCCCCGGTTAGTTGTTCCGTAAAAACGACAGAATCCCCAGCAGATGCAACCTGCTGGGGATTCGTTGTGTACATAGTACTATGGCAATTCTCGCTTCGTCTTGCCTATTTGTACTGTACCACAGAATCCCAGCATTGTCAAGTTGGCAGTTGTTTTTGCTTTTTCGTCCGGTGGGCATCATAAGTCTTGTTTATGAGATAATGAAAAAGAAGTAACCGCCAAGCCTCCAAGCAAGCAGTTACTTCTTTTAGTAATTAACTTCAGGGGGACAACCGTCTGTCGGTAGTGCCCTTTTGTTAATTACATTATAACCGCTTAATCTATATTTGTCAATTCCCGCTTTGGTACTCCAATGCCAGAGCGGGATTTTTATTGAAATTTGTAGAATGTTTGGCATAATGATTTTGTTACCGCTCCGATCTGGCGCAATCATGTGACGGGGAGGAGGTGTACATAATATGGAAACCCTTACAGCATTTCTTCTTTCTGTTGCGGCAGGTGTAATTTCTTCTTATATCTACAAGTGGTTGAATGGAAAGAAGTAAGCGGTAATCAGCCCCGGTTGATCGCTCCGTAAAAGCGACAGAAGCCCCCAGCAGGTAGCGACTGCTGGGGGCTTTGCTGTGTACATAGTAATGGAAACCTCATTACATTTCTTCTGCTAGTACTGTAACACAAAACTCCAGCATTGTCAAGTTAACAAATGTTTTTGATTTTTCGTCCGTGCGCCAACACGGGCGGGATTTTTTATGCGTAAATGCAAGTTTTCCACAGGGGTGGGAAAAATTGCAGTAGACAAATAGAACAAATGTTCTATTATGGGTATTTATAGAGATCAATTGGACGAGGAATGTCGAATTTCGACAAAGAATGCCGCAAAAACAAGAGGTCCTTCTATTTCCGTCTATAATAATCGAAGAGCATAAAAGGAGGCTATCAGCATGGGGAATCTTGATAAATTGTTAGAGGTAATCAATGCGACACAAAATCCGCAGCGTACATTAAAGTGGATGCTTTACTTACTGGAAAACCATCCATCCACAGCAGAGGCGATAGAGGATAAAAACCGAAGATCTTCATCGGATAAGTCTTCTACGCCTTCCAATATGCCAAGCGAATGAAGTGCTGCCGTCAGCTGCTTCGGTGTAACCTTCTCGTTTGTTTCTGGCGAATCAGAAGCAGGCGGGAAGGTTTTTTCATCGGGAATAGCACTCTGATACGCATGAAGTAAATCAAGAACATAAGCGTTGAGGCTTTTCCCTTGCTGTTTGGCAATAGATTGGAAAATTGCCTTTTCGCCTTTAGGCACACGAATCTTAAATTCTTCGACTTTTTCTTTCAGATAGCGATCTTTGCTATCTTGATATTTTGAGGGCACATGCAGCCTCCTTTCTGGGCACAGAAAAAAATGAACAATTATCTGGGGTCAGAATTGTACAATATAACAATGGAAATCTGGGTACAGAAATGATATGCTATTACCATGTTAAGGGTACATCCTAATAATACCACAGAAAGGAAGTCGCTTTCAATATCAATCAGCGGCAGAATCCGTATTCCAATCACGCAAAATCAAGACAATTGACGCAATACTCAAGATAAGAGTGGCAATGCGGCAAAGGACGATCAATACATCTAAGAAAGTTTTCATACGTTTCCACCTTATTACCGATTGATTTCTGGATTATCCGTCCGCCCAAGGAGGTAGTCCGTGGAACAATCGAGGTAGTCGGCGATCCGGGCGAGACTGTCGCCTTTAAGCATAGAACCTTTGTACATGTTAGAAAGAGTATTCTTGTTGAGGTTTAAATCATGGAGCATGTCTTTTAATTGGACGTTTAATTTTTTCGCTCTGTTTTTAATAACCTCGGCAACAATTGTAGATTCGTACATAAAAGATTCTCCTTTTTTGTGCAGAGTGCTAAAATCCATAAATTTATGGAAAATATATTGCAATCCATATTTTTATGGATTATAATATAACCATGTTAAGGATAACACCTTAATAATACCACAGAAAGGAAGGAAAAGCCAATGAGCCGGAAAAAGAAAAACGGCTGCAAGAAGCACACACTGTCGAAATCATTCAGTGCGTACTTGAAGAGGCAAAAAAATGTGTACTTGCGGTTCCGATTACATGTGTTTCTCACATAGATCTTGAAGAGAGTATGAAATAGTTTTCAATTCTTCATTTTTAGAATAAGAACGAGATACAGTTATATCTGTTGAAGCTTCGATATTCAATATTACTTTTTCGGAGTAAGTTTTTTTAGACGTGGAGTATTCGATTTCAAACTCGATTTGTTTAGGATAATTTGAGATGTTGCCTAAATCTAATGCGTGTTGAAATGACTGACCAGGTGCGACGAATGTTCCAACAATGTGTTCAAATGGTTTGGAGATTTCGACATTGACAAGCTTCTTTAAATCATAATTTGTTTGAAACTTCGAAATTACTGCACCCGAGTTTCCAATGAGTTTCCAAAATTTTTTAGAATTACATAGAATTTTGCACGCTGAAAATAAGTTATTCCGGAATAGATAGTGATATACGGTCTGGTACTTTCTTCGATCATTTTGTTGTTTTGTCTCAACGTCAATGTTGCAATCACAATAGAAATGATTCCAACAAGTGTAGAGACTGCAATCGCGAGAATATCTATCAGATCAGATAATTGAAGTTGGGAAACGATGTCAGACAAAATTACACCTTCTTTCAGATCAATTATAGCATGTGGGAAAATGGCAAACAAGAAAAAGACAGGAGGTGAAAGGATGGGAATAGAAAAAGAAAACTGTCCGACATATCAGTCGGACAGCGGTGTATATATGAGAACTTCAGATATTGAGCGCTATCAGGTAAGAAAGCATTTAATGACAGCATTGGAGATATCTGCCGCAAATGGGGATAGCAGAAGCTCGATTCGGTTGGCAAGATTCATCTTAAAATTACTGAAGCAACGTGAGGATGAATTCGTATACGTACGACCTGAATGCGATGAGTATTGGGGTAGCAAACCAATAAATGACTTGTAGGAGCTTTGCAAAGATTCCATCAGGTGCTCCACCCCAATATTTTACAAAGTGTTTTGGAAGGAAAATAACTAATTCAATCCAATATCGTGGCGAAAAAGCTTCGAACATTCTCATTCTGTAAGTACCAACCGTTTGGTCGAATAGGTCAACTGATGCTTCAACAAGGGCAATGGATGAATTGTTGAGATTATCTGGTACGTTTGCATGACCAGAACTGATTTTGCCGAGTCCCAATGCTTGAACAAAAGGAATTGAAGCATGGCGTAATCCTACATCTTCAAATAGTTTTTTTGAAGCTGGGATATATTCTGAAAAGCTTTTTTGGTTAAAACGGCTATCGATGTATTTATCTCGAAGCTTGCAAGCAGATAAGTATTTACACAAATTAAGAAAAAACTTGACGAGAATGACAGCAAGGAAAAAATAAAGATATTTCATGATGCACCTCCTTTTGGCAGTAATTATAGCACGAATAGAGGAGGAACAACAAGGAAAAGCCAATGAGCCGGAAAAAGAAAAACGGCTGCAAGAAGCCACTCCCCACAGAGTACATACTTCTTGCAACCGCAATCCTTGAACTCATTGAGATCTTGATAGAAATCATCAAGCTTCTCATTGAGTAGGGGATGGGGCGAAAGCCCCACCCTCTACCAAAAAGGATACCGTTTTTCCAGCTTGCTGTCAATATAAGAAACAACGAAAGGAGCTTACAAATGAATGTTGTTTATTGGGCTTTCAAAGCCATTGAAGTAGTTTTTTATCTATCCGTTATTGTTTTCATCATTGGGAGGTGGAACAAATGAGTGTTGGTGCAAATATTCGAAAGCTGAGAGAGGAAACAGGGATTTCGCAAGCAGAGCTGTCGCGCCGGATTGGCGTGTCGCAGGCGATGCTTTGCCAAGTCGAGCGGGAAACAAAGAACCCGTCCCTCCAAATCGGTTATGCAATCGCAAAGGAACTCAATTGTCGAATTGAGGATTTGTTGTGAATTTAAAAACCAAAGAAAAGATCAAGGAAGAAAGAAGGCAGCTTTATGGCACAGAGAAAGATCATCCGTGGTAAAGAAATTTTTATCACCAACACCCGTGCAGACGGGACCCAGCAGGACAGCATGGAAGGTGTCCTGATCCCGCTGGACAATCCATTTTATGCAATCCGCGATGGATTGAATCGTAAAATCATAAATGGTGAGCTGGAATGGCCGCCGAAGAAAAAGAAGGAGACCTGCAATGGATAAGTATGAAATGACAGAGGAAACGATGGAGTGGGCAGGTCATGAACTGCATCGCATCCGCGCCCTGCGCAACTTTGCCAATGCAAACGAAGGGGAGATGGGCGGATGGATTGAATCGGAGGCAAATCTTTCCCAGACGGGCGATGCCTGGATTGCGGATGATGCAAAGGTGTTTGAATTCGCACGCATTTCCAAAGATGCCTTTGTTGGCGGCAATGCAATGGTTTTTGGCAATGCCATTGTGACAGATAGTGCCACAGTCCATGACCATGCATTGGTTTATGAAGCAGCGGGAATTTTCGGAGATGCCAAAGTGCTCGACACAGCGGTCTGCTGCGAAACCGCATTGCTGAGCGGCAGCAGCTGCGTGGGCGGGGATGCCTGGATCCGAACCATATACGATGTATTTTCCGTCTCCCCAATTGGAACAACGAGAGAATCCATTACCTTTTTTACCAATAAGCGAAAGGAAATTCTCGTTTCTATGTATGAAATCAGCGAATCCATTACGCAATTCATGCAGAATATTCCGGATTTGTTTCGGAAAAGAGATATTATGGAAGCCATGCAGGCATGTGCCCTGGCGTACATGCACTTTCATGAATAGGAGGACAAAAGAATGGAATTGGCATTTGGATTGATTTTAGGTGTCTGGTTCGGCATTGTCGGCCGGATGCTCTGGGAAGGATTTTTACGGGATGCGCAGATTGAGCGCAGCCGAGAAATCGAAAAAAGAAGAAGGGAGAGAATCAGTCATGACGCTGACAGCAGCATGTGAGGCGGCGCTGTATGCGCTTATGCTGGGGCTGGTGATTGGAGGCTTCCTTGGCATCGCCGTCAGCGCCCTGGCATCGGCACAGATTTACAGTGCCGGTTACGAGCGCGGGAAAAAACACGCAGCACAGGAGGCACAGAAATGAGTGACCCGTGCACAAGCTGCCTGCGGCGGCAGAAAGACAAGCAGTGCGAGGTCTGGCGAACATGGTTTGCTAAGCATTGGACAAACATCATGTGCGCTAAGCCTCGCGTACAACAGATTGACAACGCGCGGGAGATCGCGCGGATGAACCGATGGAGGGAATGAGTATGCCCTCCGGGAAGGACGAATTAAAATGGGACATCATCAATCGAACAAGGAAACAAAGCGGCGTCTGGATTGGGCGCGACGGTATAACCTGACCGCTGTTGCAAAAGACAACGCGTGGGAGCGTATGGAGCGAAAAGCGCGCAGAAATTATTATATGCGCTGTCTGACACAAATCCACGAAGAGCACCAGCAGAGGCGGGAAGCCTTGCAATAAGGGGGAACTATGGACGTTACAGAAATTTTATTCAATGCCGCTCTCTGCGAGCGGGAAACCTACGAATCCAATCTTGAATGCAATGCAATCCCGGAGGAGCGTGCGCGAATTTATTTGGAGCGTTTTCGCGCGCTCTGGGAGGTGATTGAAGAGGCGGAGCTGGCGGAGGACTACCAGCGTTGGAAGGAGGAAAAAGAGGATGAGTGACAAGTTTACAACCCGAACACTGCGGCAGAAGAACAGCAGGATCAAGACCGACGAAGGCTTCTACTGGGTACACTGCACAACCTCTGACATTTTGCACTTTATCAATGCCGACAGCAATGCCTGCGTGGAGATCATCGGTTATACCTACGCAAACAGCTGCGAGTGTTATCTGCAGTTGATGCGGATGACAGATCGCGTCCGTGACCTCTGCGGAAAGCCGGTGACAACGGGCGGATGCTATGCAGCTTTACTGCTCTAGAGACAAGCTAAGAGAGGGGGGATCAAGATGGGGATTGACGTCCACTATTTTGATCGTAAAATGGCGAAGGACTTCAGCCTGAACGAAGCAGTGTTCATGAACCATGTTTTGTACTGGTGCTACTTAAACGAATGCAATAATCGAAATTTCGCAGAAGGGCGTTATTGGACCACAAATTCGAACGATGCCCTCCAGAAGATTTTTGACTATTGGAGCAAAAGCCAACTGGAAACAGTTATAGCAAAATGCAAGAAAAGTGAGCTTCTTGTAATTCGAATTGACAACAAGAAAAAGCTTGACCGGACACGCTCGTTTGCACCAACGGATTTGGCGAAATCTTATGCCGAAAAATCGGAAATGCATTTCTCAAAAATCGGAAATCCATTTCCGAAAAATCAGAAATGTATTAATAAGGAAAAAAATAATAACACAAATAATAAAAAGGCGCACGCGCCTTACAGCGATCAGATGGGAAGCGAAGCGGCAGAGATGATTGCTGCATTCGTTTCGCAGGATGAACGGCTTCGCGAAGCATTCGACGATTATGTCGATATGCGCAAAAAGAAAAAGAGTCCGATTAAGACACTCGGGACCGTGAAGCGATTGCTCTCTCGGCTGGAAAGCCTGTCAGGCGGAGATGTCGGGAAGATGACGGCCATCTTGGACCAGAGCATCCGCAAGGGATGGACGGACATCTACCCGCTCAGCGAGAACCGGAATGCGTACGGCAGCTGGGCACCGACAGCCGGCGGAGCCGAAGTCCTGGAACAGGAGGACTACAGCTATGGCGATTAGTGAAATTTACAGCAGTGAGCTGCTGGAATATCAGCAATGCCTGATCGGCGCGCTGTGTGTTGCACCGGAAATCGCCGGAGAGTATTTCGTCACAGTGCACGGGGAGGATTTTTTAGACCCTACCTGCCGCCATGTGCACAATGTGGCGCGGTCGATGTATTTGGCGGATCGGCCGCTGGACAGTATCACGCTGCTGGCAGCGCTTGGCGCGCCGCAGGCAGACTATCGGAAATTTTTGCAGACCGCAATGGAGCTTATGCCGACGGCGGTCAACTGGAAGGAATATGCGCGGATCGTGCACGAACGGACGCGGATCGTTCGCATCCGCCAGCTCGGCGGGCAAATCGCGGAAGGGGAGGAAGCTGACATCCCGGGACTGCTCCATAAGCTG